TAAACGCAACGCGGCGGCCCGGCGCCTGGCGAAGCAGCAGGACGCCGAACTGGGCCGGCAATGGCGTTCATCCTCGACCGATCTGACAGGAATATAGCCCCAAAACAGGCCTTTTTGCCCGTACATGGCAGAAAACAGGCAAAATCGTTTACTACTTGGTAAACGCTCGGCCCTTTGTTTGCAACACGGAGTCACCGAAAATCCCGGCAAAACACTTTCGCGCAAGTGGGCACAAATTGTTTACCACTCAGTAACGGCAGTGCGCCGACGCATCCGGATAAAATCGACAGCCTCTTGCCGCGTCGAACACGGACCGACGCCTGCTCGCAAAGAGGAGCTCGCAACCAGGCCCGGCAAACGCTTCAGGGTACCCCATCGGAAAACGTCGAGCCACCCCGCTCTTTCTGGGAGCGCGGGTAATTTCTATTGCAAGGCCTCCGTAAACTTCTGGGGCGTGGAAATTTGGTACATTATCCAAAAAAAGATTGACAGGGGGGGAGAAGAGGGATAAGGTGTGGGGCGGAGGGGTGGCGGAGTGGAGACGGTGTACGGGAAGTTGTTCAGCGGTAGGGTGGAAAGGCAGGTGATGCCCGATGAGACCGGGCCGACCGCAGATGCTGGTCCAGAGATCATGGCATTAATGTCTCGGTTTGGAGGATTTCTCTCTGGCGGGGCCGTGACCAGCGTTTTATCATCGGCGAGGATCAATGAAGATTTTGAATTATCTCTGCTATCTAAAAGACGTGATTCATCTTCCAAGTGATTTGGATTGTGGGAAACCGATTCCTGTTAGCAAAGGCGGTCTGAAGCGGTGGATTCAGGACAGGCATGTGCGAGTAAATGGCGCCGTTGCGAACTTGAACACGGAGGTAAGTTTCCCGGTGTGGGATCTCGTATTTTTCCCGGGTTCGAAGCGCCAATGCACGATGGCGATGCCGGAACTGTTTGGAATCGGAGCTTTAACGCCTAAAGCCTGGGCAGACCACACCTTTGAGTGGATATGGCAAGCAAGAAACAAAAATCATAACAACCTAAGGAGTTAAACAAATGAAGATAAAGTATTTGGCGGTTTTGATGCTGGCGGTAGTGAGTGTCGGGATGGCACAAAAGCCTGTAGTTCTGCCGGATTTGAGTGTGCGGACGATCCGGGAAGCGTACAAGGATGCGGTGATTGCCCAGCAGAGTTTCCAGGCGGCGCAGTCACTGGTAGAGCAGTCCAAACAGGCATTGAACAAGGCTGTGGCCGACTACCATGCCCTTGAGGCAGTGGAGGCGAAAAAGAACGGGCTGCCGGAAGGGACGACGTTCACGGTCGATACGGTGGCTGGGACGGTAACGCCGGTATTGCCGGAGAAGAAAAAAGACCCACAGAAAGAGGATAAGAAATGACTAAAAAGCAGCAAGAGGAAAGCGCTTTACTTCGATCTCTCTTTCAAAGGAACGTTGCGGCAATTGAGAGTCTGGACAAGACTTTCCAAGAGATGCGTGGGCATGTCGTTCACATTGACATGCTAACTGGTTCCATAGCTGACTTGCGCGACACCATAGGCAGTTCTCCGATACGTATCTTGGAACAATCAAAAGCACTCAGAAAGTTAGCTGGAGTTTCGAGAAAGGAGATGTTGAATGCTGCGGCCACTGTTATTCGTCGAGGAGTTAAGAATCTTTGATCGTCAAGGTCATGGCCCCGGTGTGGCGCTGCACGTGCTGCGGGCATGAGTTTTTCCCTCGCAAGGATGATCCAAAGGAGCTGCGCTGCCCGAACCGGAAGTGCAGGAAACTTTGGAACTACAGCGGGGCAGTGAAGGTGCCAGATGGCAAGAGACCGTAAGCCCTACGAAGCACTGATGGCCGACCGGCCAGAGAAGTTCGATCCCGAGGATGTGAACTACCGCGAGGCAGACTCCAGACAGAGATGCTGGAACTGCCTGCACTTCTACGTGCGCCGGATCGATGAGTTCGGAGTTTGCGAGATCATGAGGCCGCAAGACGATGGATCGGTTGAACCGGATTACGTCTGCGACTACTTTACGAAAGACGGAGAAACTTTTCCGTTGCTGCCATGAACATTCCGCGATGTCCTAACAACGCGAAGTCCACCGCGATCTGCGAGCAGAGCAAACTGCGTCTTCTGGGAGAGACTGACACTTCTTTCCTCTTTACCTGCGCGTGCTGCGGGCTTCTGTGGTCGATCTCAAAGCCGAAGACGAAGGCGGCTGCCCGCTGGGAGAATCAAGTTAGGAAAGTTCAAGAGGCGAGCAATATTGAACGGCAAAGGTCGCAGCGAAGACTATACTCGTTCCCGAAGGGGTAAACAATGGCTCACGCCAAAGAATGCCGCTGCTACGATTGCAAGATCGAACATGTCGAGCGACAGATCCACGAGCTCTTCAAGCTCGTATATCACATCCTCAACCTGATCGGTAAAACCCAACACGGTTTCAAAATCACCCAACTGTTTGAAGGAGATAACATGATCACAGGAGTAGTTGTCGGCGCCACTGGCGTCTTTCAAGAAACCCCCACCCCGGCAGGAGCAGTCATTCCTGTTGGAACCATTCCAGTATGGTCCACCGATGCGGCAGCGACCGATGTAGTGCTGACCCCGAGTGCCGATGGCACCCAGGTGTCGGCGGCAGTCGCAGCCACTTCAACTCTCACCACTTTCAATCTGATAGTAGCAAATCAGGATGGCAGCTTCCCCACCACGGTCGCGGTCCCGGTTCTTCCGGCCGCTCCGCCGGCTCAGACTGGATTTGCGATCAACCAGTTGAGTTAGGTTTCCTCCTGACAGCAGGGGCGTGGCGGCATATTGCTGCGCCCCATTTTTGAAAGGAAGCACATGGTTTGGACCGATGCAATGAGAGCGAAGGCGGCTGCCACTCGTGCCGAGACGAAGAGGAAGAAGGAAGAACGCCTCGCGAGGAAACTTGAGCGGGATAAGAAGTCATCCGACAGTAAAGTATTCACAATAGATCCAGACAGAGACACTCCGCCTGATGAAGTGATTGAAATTGCAGACGGGAAAATAGTCTCACACGAAGTCATTGCTTTCGACTGGGAGGAAGCGCCGCTTGCGCAGTGCATCACCAAAGCAGCGGACATGAAGCGCGAGTACGAACGAGTTGCGGCCATCATCGTCAAGCGCCAGAACCCAACTCGAAACCAATGGACTTGCTGGACCTACGAGAACAAGGACAACCCCGCAGTTGTGATCCCCGCCTCAGTCAGAAAACAGTGCCTGAAACGAGGCGACGATGGCCGGTGGAAGTTCCGGGACGATGGGCGGTTTGTCGTGGAGAGCGGAGTGCGGACCTTGCGGCCGGCGTTCTGCTGCAACAACTTCTGCTACATGCTATACCAGAGTTACCGAGTTCGGCAAAAACTGGAGCAGAGAGCGTGAACCTGGATCGCGCCAGAGTGCTTCTATCGAAACTCGTCATCAAAGATCGCGACCTCAATACCTCTGTCCCGTTCCGTTTGAATCCGAACCAACTGAAGTGCCACGAGATCATCAAGACGCACTACGCGAAGCATGGCTCCGTCCGCGTGATCATTGTCAAAGCCCGCCGCGTGGGAATGTCGAGTTACATTGACGGACTTGCTACCATGCACTGCCTTGCTCGTCCCCAGGCGCACGCGATGATCGTGGCTCACTTGAAGGATGTGGCCGATAAAGGATTATTCCGTGTCCCTCGTGACCTCGCGCTGTCGTTGAATGATCGGATGCCGGGATCGGTCGAAGTCCAGACTCGAAGCCTGAAATTTCCGCACACGCTTGGAACTTCCAACCTCGATATCGCCACCGCTGGAAGCGTCGGAGCAGGCCGCGGACTTACGCTGACATTCCTACATCTTTCCGAGGCCGCACAGTATCCCGGCCAAGGTTCGTTCCTATCGATTCTGCCAGCAGTGTCGAAGGCTCCCGATACGGTCATTGCCCTGGAGTCCACTGCCTACGGACGAACCGGAATCGGCGAGACGTTTTACGAATACTGGCAGAGCGCGAACACCAGTGGGGCAAAGTGGAACGGGTTCACTCCCGTGTTCCTGTCGTGGCTCGACGATCCTGCCTGCCACCGTCCTGCCCACGAAGCGGAGGATGCTGGGTCAACCGATTTGGAAAAGGAGTTGATGGGAAAACCGTTCAACGCCAGTGCCTCGCAGATTGCTTGGATGAGGATGGTGCTTGAAGGCGAGTGCCGTGGCTCGGAGTTAATGTTTGGCCAAGAGTATCCGTGGGAGCCATCGGTAGCCTTCGTCGCGACCGGAGATCCCGCATTCACGTCTTCCGAGATCAGATACGCCTTCTCAACCAAGAAGGCGCCACTCATGAAGGGAAGTTTCCATTGCGAGGGAAAAAGCTCGACATTCCTCAAGAACCCTCGCGGAAAGGTTCATTTGTATGAAGAAGTCAAGCCGAAAGCGCACTACTACATCGGTGTTGACTGCGCTCGGGGAATCGAACAAGAAACTGGTCGAGCGTCTGGTGACTTTGCCGCCTACATCGTTCTCAATGGTTCAACGGGTGATATTGCGGCTCGCTTCTGCGACTGGGTTAACCCAATTGATATGGCTTCTGATGTTAATGCGGCAGGACGTTATTTTAACAACGCAATGATGAACATCGAGTTGACCGGCAACCTCGGCCTCTGGTGCCAGCAGGTCTTGCGCGACCAGTATATGTATCCGAACTGGTACATCTGGAAAGGCAAAGATGACAAGATGCCGGGAAAGTCGAAGTCGCACGCGATGGGCTTCGAGACTCAGGGTCGATCTCGTGATCTCCTCCTCGCAACCTTTCGAGGGAAACTGCATGACGGAATGAAAAACATTCCCGGTGGCCTCGCCTTGATGGACGAGGAACTGATCCGCCAGATGGACTTGATGACAATGGCAACCGGGATGCGCTGGGAGATCGAGCACGGTCACGATGACGTTTTCATGGCGTGCTGCTTTGCGGTGATCGCGTGTGTTCAGTATCCTCCGCCGAACATCGTGAATTTCAAGGGAAACTATGCGGACAAGGATCAGTCAGGGAATGCGGCCCTGAACCAACTGAAGCCGCAGCCGGAATTGAAGTACGCGCTGATCCGGGATCAGGCGATGATTTTGAAAGGTCAGGAACGTAAGATGTGTCGCGCTGCCATGCAGCCAATGTGAGGACTATGAATCAAAAAATAATCGACTGCCTTAATAATCAAATGGTACTCGACCAGTGTGGTCGTTGCGGAAAAGAATTCGTGTGGATAGTTGGGTGTGGACCTTGGTGTCTGTGCCCGTACTGCGGAATTATGGGATCTCGCCTTTTGCCTGAAATCCACGAGTTGATGGAGAAAACAAAAAATGCCACCAGTTGATACCGCCCCCGCGTCCGTCAATCGCTACCTCACCCGCTTGCTTGCAGCAATGTGTTTGCAGGCGGGTGGGGAACTGCGGATACCATTGAAGGCGATTCGCGCTGTTGCAGAAGAGGATGCGCGTCAAGCCTTGCTCGAAGATACGGATACCAAAAAAGATGAGTTGGTGTTACGATTCGGCTCAAAGCACTCTGCCGTGTATCCGGTAGAGGCTGACAACGTATGCCCCGCTTCTCCGAAAGCCCCGTCGTCGATTCCGCCATCATCCCCAACCCAATCCGGGAGACCGGAACCATCCCCAGTCTCCCGCCCGCCCCTATCCCTGGAGGAATTGGGGAGACTGGAAAGGGTGATCAAGGCAAAGCGAGCGAGAGCGAGTCTCCAAAGAGAACAGCAGCAGCAAGACTTATTGAGTCAATTGGAGCAGAATTCTCCCGGCTGAGGAAGGCGGGCCGGAGTGGAGCGTGGGCCGATCTTGAGGACAAAGTGGCACAGTCTGGACACTTGCTGACCGATAGTGGCATGATGTCGGTAAAGGACTGGGTAGGGATGATGATCGACATTGAGCAGTTCCGCAAAGCGGAAGGCGGAAACGCAGAAGTCCCCGGCGACGCCTTGGCGAAGTGGCTGTCTGAGGGAGCCGATCATATCGCTGAAATAGCGGAGAAGCCGAAGAAGGCGAGAAAGGCCAAGGTCCAGTAATGCCAGCATTTGTCGGTCACGACATCATCACGGAAAAGAAGTCATCCACTTCCTATCAGAATCCCGACCGGATGGTGACGCGGCAACTTGATGAACTGGAACGCATTTCGGTTCAGGAACGAGATAAGCACCTTGGCAAAGACTACTTCCGCGACATCAAAGAATTCTACGCACTTGAGGACAACCGGCCTCAACTGAATTTTCGGCCCGCAGTCCAAATTCCCCAACTCCAGACCTTAGTGCTGAACGAAGCCACCGACATCACCGACGCATCGATCAAGGTCTACATCACAAACGAAGGGAGGCGCGACGAAGACAGAGAAAAATACTATCAGGCCAACTGGCGCCAGGGTTGCTACAACAACCGGATTCTGGAATCTCTGATCTGGGCAATGTTGAGCAACCTTGGCTTCCTTCAGGTAGGTTTTTCTCCATCGGCTCGTAGAGGCAAGGGAGTTACATGGCTGGAGTCTAGAGACCCCGAAACTGTTCTGCCCGATCCCTTTTGTAAGTCCGATGCAGATTGGTCGTGGGTCCAGTGGTACGACTGGATGTACATCGATGACGTGAGGCGGCGGTGGCCGGATCGAGGGCGACTGGTTCGACCCAAGGCATACTCTGGCAGCGCAGATCCCTATGGAACGAACGACTCAGTTCTTGATTACCCTGAATATTCTCCGATGAGCAATCAGGGTAACGAGCCGAGTCGAAGGATTTTCCGAGATAACCGGGTGCGAGTACGCAACACGTTCCTGTTCGACAACACGAAAGAGAAGGTGCAGGATTTTGCTGGTAGTGGCTCTGAAGCTCTTGGTTTGGTTCATCCTCGTTTTGGCTATAAGTTTCCCGATGGCCGATGGCTGACCGACACGGAAGATGTAGTCCTAGCCGATGGGAACAACTGGTGTCCGCAACTTCCAGATGACGAACGTGGAACTTTCCCCATAGTACGCATAGCAGCTATGCCAACGATTGCGAACTTCTGGGGACCGCCTCCGATCAAACTGTCGCGTAGCCTCCAGAATTTGTCGGAGCGGCTCTATACTCAGATGTTCGAGAACGTTGTGCGGACCAACAATTCAGTAATCGTCATCGATCAAAGGACGGGTCTAGATCCAAACAACATCGGTTGGTTGCCGGGAGAAGTCTTGGTCATTAATCAAGGCGCTCCTCCTCCAACTGTGGTCCAGGTATCTCCACTGCCGCAGCACATGATGAATCTTCCGGCGTCGTTGCTTTCCTTGCAGAAAGAACTACAGGGCTTCTCGGATGCTCGCCAAGGTCAGTCGGGCGGCGGCAACGTATCCTCCGATCTGTTTGATGCGACCCTTTGGCAGAGCCATTACCAGACTCGACTACGCGGTCGGCTGCTCGCCGAATCGCTTCAAAGGCTGGCGCAAATCGTTTGGTATGTGGATGCCCGCTACAAGAACATTGCCGATCGCGTGTTCGTGCCAAACGAAGGCAAAGGCGAAGCATCCGTGGCCGAGTGGCAGCCGATTGATCAAGACAACCTCGATAACTACGATGCTCATCTTGATCCAGGGAGTTTGAAGATTGTCAGCGCAGGCGCGATGCGGTCAGTTGTGCAAGCATTGTCGAAGACTGGAATCATTCCGACCAAGACAGTCTTAGAGACGTTCGACATCCCCGGCGCAGCGGAAATGGCCGAGGAGAACATGGCCGAGAAGGGTCTAGCGGCCCTTGGGCGCCTGAAACGGCCTAGGTGAAAAGTCCGAGTTAATATATAATGTCTTCATGCCATCAAAATACGTTTACAAGCGGACTCCAGAGCAACGAGCCAAGCACGCTGAGTACATGCGCAAGTACTATGAAGCTCACCCTGGATATAAGGCAGAAGCGGACAAGAAGCACCGCCAGAAATACATCAAAAAACTGCGAAGTTATGACAAGTGGAGGAATCAGACTCCGGAAAGAAAGGCTCAACGCATTGCTCAGCAGATGAAGCGATATGCTGAGAAAAAAGAAGAAATACTCGCGTACGGGAGAACCTACTACCGAGCCAATAAGGATAAATGGGCGGAGAGAAGAAAAAACCCGAAAGCCAAAGAGTACATGAAGGCTTATGCTCGTCCATACGGACTAAAAAGGCGTCACGGCATGACGATTGAGCAGTACGATGCTATGCTTGCCGCTCAGCACGGGGTATGTGCGATCTGTGGTGAGCCTCCCACGGTTGGCTTCAATAAACGTCTCCACGTTGACCACGACCACAAGACGGAAGTGAGGCGCGGACTTCTCTGTATGCACTGCAATCACGCTATCGAGCGCATGGATAAATATCCTGACTGGGCATCACGAGCAGAAAATTATCTGAAGAGGCCACGATGACCCTATGGGAACGTTTTTTGCGCTACCTTAAGAATCGTAAGAGCGAATGGTATTGGAGACTAACGCGGTGAGATACGACGTTCACTATCGACAAGACATTGAGAAATTCTACGAACTAGAAGGAATCGCTCCGCAAGATCGGGTGTGCCTTGTGGACAGTAGGGGGAACGAAGAGGAGAGGTGGTTTGTTCACAGAAATTCTTACGGCCATTTGTACTTGAGCCCAGAGCCGGACCCTAATTGGAAGGCGTGCAGGATGTATCCCCGATGACCGAGACCCTTATCTGGCTACCGATTTCAGCGATTGCTCGTGAGTACCAGAAGACTCCGCAGATGATCCGCAACTGGGTTAAGAGCGGGTTCATTTTGGAGATAGGATACGCTGTCCGTCGCGACGTAACGGGTCATTTCATCATTGGCGTGCCAGTTCATCTGTATGCAAACTTCACAAACAATCAAATCCAACCTGTTGTAAATCAAACACAATCCGTTTAATTGTTGTGCCGTGGAAGGCGCAAATTATCCCGAGCTGGCAGGACATCGGTTCGAGATCCTACGCCTCGAATCCTTGGGCGATATGTGGTACGCACAATTTGCGGTAGACGGTCGTCCGTACCCGCCATTCTTCGAGCCGAAGAGCAACGTCCACTACATGCCCGAGGATGAGTTTTTGGCCTACATGAAGTGTCAATCTTTAACGATGGTCTGCTACGTTCAACAAAACATGGGAGCGCAGTCATGAAGCGGCAAATGACGAAAGAGATGGACCCAGGCGTAGAAGATCTGAAGAAAATGAAGCGCGGCGGGAAGCGCGGTAAGCGCCGGTCGCGTAAGAGTTCGCGGTACTGAACGCGAAAAGCGCCATTGCAATGCTCTGTGGCCGAAAGGCTTAACGTGGCGATGGCAGAAGGGAGCTAAAACCAATGTTCGAGCTGACTGAAGTGAAGAATCGGCGCGGTGGGCGTCACGGCCGCAAGGGCAAACGCAAGTAGATTCGGCACGACCAACCGAACTGGGGCGGCACGATCCGGGGGCGGAAAGTCCGCCCAGTTCTTTTCGAGGAAGCATGGCAAAGAATCCGCAGAACTTGGACAACGACAGCCCAATTGAATCCGATGAGCGGTTCACGCTGCTGAGTCCCGCGATGGCAAGTTACGACAGCGACTATGCGGGATTCTTTGAAACACCCCCGGACCCAGTAGGATTCGTTCCATCGCAAGAGAAACCTGGAAAGAGAGGTTCCAAATGAAGTCAGGTTGGCCCCAAGAGTATGGGAAGGAAACTTCCGCGTTGCCGGACATCAAAGGTCCGTTGAATATCGATCAGCAAGGCGACTCGCTGGTACCGTCGAACGACATGGCGGGAGTGGCGCCGGGTTGGGTGACAGGCAAGGAATCGAAAGACCCTCTCGGGATTGTGATCAAAGGCGGAAAGTAAATGGCCGCTGGACCTGGCGGGATCGGGCAACTGATCATGAGCGCACTGCAAGCTCGCACGGCGGGCGGTGGCGGCGGGATGCCAGGTGGAATGCCCGGAGCGCCGGGAGCGGGGGGTGATCAAGGTGGAGGCGACCCAACCGCGCAGTACGCGCAGCAGGTTGCCCAACTGAAGGGTGCTGACCCCAGTATGCTTCTCCGAGAAATAACGGAGATGAAGAAAAAGTGTGCGGTGATGATGGTGCAAAATCTTGAGCGTCTCCCGAATGTCAGTGGAACGCTTTCCAAACTCATCCCGCAGTTTGATCGCGTAATCAAGGAAATTCAGCAGGCTTCAAATGTAAACTCGGCAGTCCGTCCGCCAATCGGGATGGGTGCCGCACAGCCGCCCCAAGATGGGCAAGCCCCCGGAGGCATGTGATGACGCTGCAAGACATTCTGAACGACAAAAATACGTTCGCCGACAACATCGAGTTGACCATCGGCACGGAGAAAGTAACCCTTGGCGGATTGCGTGAACTATCCGCAACCCAGCAGAGACAGTTGTCAGAAAAGATGGCTGGAGCCGATCAGCGCGAGAAGGCCGCGCAAGAGACGGCGATGACAGCCGCGAACCTTTTGGCCGAACTGGAAACGGCTAAGCAAACCCTGACGGCGCAGAAGACGACCACGACGACCGAAGACGATTTTGACAAGGAAGAGTTCTGGGGTCCAGTGAGAAAACGCCTCAGCGAGCGAGACAAGAAGATTGACGAAGCCCTAGCGAAACTCGATGCCTTGAGCAAGTCCGTTACCCAGGCGGCAACCGTTTGGGCAGAGGACCGATGGCAGAGCCAGTTTGAAAAGACTGCTTCCCGGCTCCGCAAGGTGGACAAGTACAAAGACTGGGACTACACAAAGGTCCGCGATTACGCCGCGACGAACAAGATCCTCGATGCGCATGGCCTGCCATCGGTCGAAAAGGCGGTGGCGGAGTTGACAAAGGAAAGCGATCTCGAACTCGCCAAGAAGGAAGCCTACGAAAAAGGTCTGAAGGAAGGCAAGACCAATGCTCGGCTGGAGTCTATGCCGCGTCCTTCTTCGGCTTCCGGGGGCAAGGTTGCGAAGGGCAAGAGTTCGGTGGAAGAGAACGGTCTGGAAGGTCTGGGCGATGACGTGATGGAAGATCCCGAGTTGATGGATATGATTTCTCAGCTAGGCAACATTCAGTAAGGAGAGACTTTTTTCTGTGACTGTGGTTTGCTAACAACGATGGTGCCGCACATCGGAAAGTGTGCGGAACAGGCCAGCCGTTTTATCGCTGGCTTCGTCGGAACGGTTTTCCTAAAGACAGATTTAGGTTGCTTTGCATGAATTGCAATTTCTCGTATGGACGATTCAACTACTGTCCCCACGAGAAAAAATGATTAGGAGAAGGCCATGCAGCTGTTACGTTGGTTGTTCAATTTTTGGGTAATTCAGATACTGAACGCTATCTGCCCGCAAGCCCTGCAATACGGAGGGGTGGTGGGTACAGGCATCAGTTCGCCGAGCGCTCTCATACAAAATACGCTCGACGCCTTGGTCAGCAAGAAAATTGCCCCATACTTGAGCGACATCGTGAACAAGCCCTCCCCTGTGCATTGGGCTTTGCAGCGGTCGGGCAAGCACGTCACGGGCGGCGAACTTGTGTTTCCGCTGCTCTCTGCCGAAGATCCCACGGGCGGCGCGTTTTACGGAGACCAACTGCTGAACACGGGCACCATCGACAACGTGATTCCGGCGAACCAGGTATGGCGCTTCTACTACCAGAACGTAGCGATTGCCACGACAGACATCATCATGGCGTCCGGTGGGGCGTCTGCAATCGACTTGGTGAAAGCGAAGATGCAGATCGCCGCCGCATCGCTCTTGCCGAAGCTGGCACGCGCCAATTGGGGCATCTATCCGCAGAATAGCAGTATCGACATCGACAACATTCCCAATTGGATTGGAACGCAGAACAACACGATTGCCGGGATCAACCGCGCCACCACCACGGCATGGAATCCGGCTGCGGCAGTGTCCAATGGTTCGGGAGCCTTGACGGTCCCTAACTTCGAGCAGGCATATCAGTCAGTCGTCTACGGCTACGACGAGCCGGACACTTGCGTTCTGAATAATTACGACTATGGGAAGTTCAAAACGCAGTTCACGAATGCCGGGACTTCGCCGGGCACCGTGATTCGGATGAACGACGACATCACCGACAAGCAGCCTGTCCAGCTTTCTCTGCGGTATCACTTCCGGGTGGACAACGCCGTGATTCTGGCAGATCAGTATTTGCCGGCAGGTACGGCCTATCTGTGGAACTCCAAGTACATGTGGATGAACTACCACAAGAACGGCTACTACATCGTTCGCCCGTGGCTGATGTCGAGCAATCAGGAAGTCATCGCCAGCAGAATCGTGGTGTGCGAGCAGTTGACAAACGTAAACCCGCGCACAGCAGTTCCGATCACAAATCTTTCGTAGGAGAACAGGTATGGCTTGGATTAATCGCCTCTTTTCGCTGCTACCGAGCTTTGGCAGCCCGGTTGTTAATGACACAATCTATCAGTCGGTAGGGAACGCGCTGACGACCGCAAACACGACTTCCTTGGGGGCTTCCACTGCCTTGTCGCCGACGATTTCCAAGGGCTATGTACGAGTCAAGATTTACGGCGCCTCGGGGACGACTCCGAGCCTGTTGACCATGTACATTGCGCTTTCCGATGGCAAGGAGTTCGTCCAGATTTACAACTGGGCTCCAGGCGTGGCAATGAGCCTCGACCTGACTCCGGCTGGAACCCAGCTTGCGACCGATGGCGCAATGTCTGCCACCGGAGTCAAAATCCTAACCTCTGCGACCGGCGCATTCACTCCGGCAATGGTTGGAGCGACGATTGCGGTTTCGACGGCAGGCAATGCCGGTGGAACTCTGCCGCTCTACACGACCATCGCCAGTTACCAGAGTGCGACTCAGGTGACTTTGGCGGCCGGTTCGGTGAAGACGGCGGCGGTATCTGGTGCGACGATCACGCTGACCGAATCCTATTTGAACGGTGGGTCCGCCGC